TGAAGGTATGTCCGAGTTGTGCGAGCTTCATGGTCGAACAGGTGTCGGAGATTCTGGAGAATACCTCCCGTCTGAAACTGATCGACAGGTGGGACTCGGAATGCTTGGTCTCGCAAACCTCCTACGGCGGTACGGAGTAACGTATGACCAGTTTGGACGTGCGTTGGAACAATTCAACAACGGAGAATCAGTACGGTCTGCAGCCTATGAACTTGTCACCCAAATTAACTCTGGCATTGAGCAAGCAGCCATCGTTGCTCGCCGCAATAAAATGGTTCGAGCCTTTGCTATTGCGCCCACTGCCTCCTGCAGTTATCGAAGCACAGATCTGGATGGCTATACTTGCACACCAGAAATCGCTCCACCTATCTCGCAGACAGTCGATCGTGACAGCGGTACTTTCGGAGTACAAACATACAACTATGGTGATGTAGAGATCGCCTCTAAAGTAGGCTGGGAAGCTTACAAACGTGTTGCTGATGGCATCATGACTCTACTAAATAGAACTGGACTTCTTCATGGATACTCCTTCAACTCGTGGTCTGATGTGGTCACGTATGATGAAGCATTTATTGAGGAGTGGCTAGAATCGCCCCAGACTTCCCTTTATTATTCCCTTCAAGTGATGGGGGATGTTCAAGATAAATCTGATGCGTATGCTGCTCTTGAAGAAGCAGAGGTTGATGATTACTTGGCACAACTTTTTGAAGGAACTGATGAACTTACATGTGATTGTCAAGAATGAACCCTTACGAAAAACTAATGGCTCGGAAGCGCAAGTGGACACCGGTACAGACAAGTGCCGGTATCTGCAAAGAAGGCTCGGAAGCAGCGATCCACCGTGCACTTGCATTGCGACATATGGAACTGCCTGTGGGAGATTTTATCAGTGATGCGCTTGAAAAAAATGTTCCACTTACGGCACGCGAGTTACTTAAATCCAACGTCACAGACGAAGAAAACCACGATGTCGCTTTGGGTTACATTGCCAATGCTTACGGAGTGGATGAACAAGCTGAGAAAGAAGCGTTGGCGCTACAAAAAGCGTGGATTTCGCATCCTGATCACACGATCACCAAGGCAATGGTTGCCGAACGTGCGATTTTCTTCGTTCTTCTACCATTCTTCCGCTTTAACGGTGATGCTGGAATGCGTACAGTCAGTGCCGACATCAGCCGTGACGAACAGATCCACGTGGCAACGAACTCTCTCGTATGCAAAGAGTTGGGGCTTGAGATCTCGCCGTCCTTGGATAAACTCCGCAAAGCGACGATCAACTGGGTAATGCAACCACTAGGTGTAAATACCCAGGACAAATATTTGGACAAAAAATTTTGGTTGGATTCTAGTGACCGACTAATGTATGAGGGTAAGGCACCCGAATTGTCGGCAACTAAATCCGCACGAATGCCTGCATTCTTTGAGCACTCAAACGTTAACCTCCCCCAATACGCATGAACATCCCCCATTTCAAAACAGAAGATGACCGGCGTGAATACTTAGCCATTTATAACCGACAGTTGGATATGTATGCTCGACTGTTTGAGAACACAGTTCAGCGTTTGTTTGGAGCTAACTACACACCTGAGAAACTGACTGCTCCTTCCTTGGAGACTGTTGATTCTATCACACGTTCTCTTCTGTATGAAGTAAAGCGTGAGTTCTGTGATGGTAATCCTGAGTACAAATCAGAGAACGATGACATTTTCTTGACTACACGTGACATCGAGAAAATTGTCAAACAAGTAATGGAGGAATCAAATAGTGACTCAGGATCTAACCCTGCTTGATGTACGTGGCATGACAGTTAATGCCATGCTCACCAAACTAGAAGAAACCTTTCCACCAACAAACCCTACACCTGATGATACAATGGAGAAAATTATGTACCGATCTGGTCAGCGGAGTGTCGTTGAGTGGGTCATTAACTATATGGAGGAGTAATGGCTCTTACAATGCGAGCAAATCCCAACAGGGGTTATTTACCATACTATCAAGTCGGCACTTACCCAACTAAAGCTGGTTTACCTGGCCGCCCAATTTATAGACGCAACCCTAGCTATGTGTCTCCAGCTTCTATGATACAAACAGCTCGCGGTAAAATGCGGGCAGAACAAGAGGCATTTCAAAAGCAACTAACAGAGCAAGCTGCTGCTACTCAAGCTGACATCGCTGAACAACTTAAAATTGTACAAGAAGAGAAGAGTGCTGTTGCTAAAATGCAAGAAGAGTACACTGCTTCTTTGAAAGCTGAAGCTGACGCAAAACGTAAAGCACAAGAAGAGCAACAGTTAGCACTACAAACTGCACAAGCTAATCAAATGCGTGCAGGGCGTCAAGCTAACCTACAAATCCAACCAGCTGGGCAAATATCTAGGTCTGCTGGTACACAAAGGTTTAAGATGCGTGGCCAGCTTCCTGAAACAAGGAGAGCCCTAGCTTCTGGACTAAATATTGGACAATCAAACTCGCTTAATTTAGGATGACTGCTAAATCTCGTTATGACAGATTGTCTTCAGACCGTTCACAGTTTTTAAACAGTGCTAGACAAGCAGCAGATCTAACTTTACCTTACCTCATTCGTGAAGATGAGCACTTTACTAAAGGTGCTCTTAAACTTCCTACACCTTGGCAATCAACAGGAGCTAAAGGTGTGGTGACGCTTGCAAGTAAACTTATGCTTGCATTGCTACCGCCA